CTTCTCTCATAGCTTTTTCGTAGGCAGCATAGCCCTTCTTATCATAAGAATATTCTTTTCCTTTAAAACTAGGCATCTACCCTCTCCTTCTATTCATTTTTTCATGTTTTTAAAAGTCTTGGCTAAGTTAGCCTGTCTACGAGTTGTGGGATTTTTAGATTTAGCAGCCTTATTAAGTTGGCTTGCCGAAATTTTTTTACCTTTAGCTACACCTAACTTCTTTCGTAAAGCTCCCGGTTTTTTTACAGCACCCTGTATCCAATTCTTCTTAGACTTTTTCTTTTTCTTTTTTTTAACTGCCCCTCCTTTATTACGGAGTTCTTTATTAATCATAGCTCTTGAAATAGGCATTAGCTGCTCCCCATGATAACTGTGTCTGCACTACCAGCAGGACTGGCAGCTTGAGCCATGTCATCTTGTCTGGTTCTACGTGCTTGGTTACGAAGTCCATCAATGGCAGTTTTATATTCAGCTTGCCAAAGTTGGACGGTGTTAAAACTTTTAAGATAAAAAGATGCTTCAATCATGCAAGCATAAAAGAGGGCATCATAACAAAAATCTGAGAAATAATTAGTAGTATCTGTATCGGACAAAGTAACTGGACGTTTAACAAAAGTAAGTTCAGCAGCATAAGTTTTTTCAGGAGTTGGAGCAATGTAGATATTTGTATTAGTCTGCATTGCATAATATTTAGGTTCTCCGACTGAGGCTGAAACATACGGCCAAAAATCAAATATAAATTCCTGTGTTCTGGGCAATAAATTAACTTTAGTATCAGCCGTGCCAGCAGGAGCAGCAGCAGATGCTGATACTAAAACATTCAGGTTACGAACTATTCTCGTACCTGATGGTAAAGATACTACAGGATTATTAATACTAACTGCAACTGATGTAAGAGTGTTTAATCCAAAATCATCTAGTTCTTTAATAAGTCTTGTTTCAGCCTTATTTACAATTCTAGGTAATTGGTTATCAAAATCAGTCGAAGAAACTTCTGTAGTACTTCTTATATCGTTTAGAAGTTCACTAAAAGTAGGCATTTATTTATCCATAGAAAACACTAATAACTGCAGCACTGGAAGGAGCCGAAACCTTTACTACTCCATGAAGGGCTGGCCCATAATCTCCAAGATAAATAGCAGCACCAGCTACAGCTTTAAATTTCATAGCTATTCCAGCAGTATTAGAGGAAACTCCTCCTTGAACATTAATTTGTTTTTCACCTGAAATTTGATATACACCAGCAACATCAGCATAGATAGCATAAATTCTAGTTTTAGTATCATTTGTATTTGTGGAATTTAAAGTAACAGATGTCGTAATATCTACGAGTACTCCACTTCCAGTTCCTCCACTATCAACCATTGCTGTTTTAATATTAGATGACATATTGTATTCCTCTTAAAGATAAGAAGGAGGGATTTCTCCCTCCCTCTTATATGGTTGATTAACCAGCATTACCGAAGTAACCTCTCCAATCAGACCATCCAAAGCTATATCTTTCTCTAGCTTTAAATCGAAGGTTACCAGTATCAAAATCTGGCTCCATCTTAGTCTGAAGGGGTGCTCTGACAAACATCTTTGCACCATTCGGAACATTGGTCTTAACAAACCAAGCATCCGTATCAGTGAATCTACGGTTAATGTGGGAACCCTGTGGTAACATACCCATGCTACGAGTTGAGTTCACATCATTCCAACCTGATGGTCCTACAAGTCCTGCCCCAAGAGCAGTAGTACCTGCAGCCGGAATCAGTGTAGAATTAAGCAATGAATTTGCTGTTGCCCAGTTATCTGGAGCAATATGCAAAGACTCTGCCGAACCACCAACAAGAATACCACGATCATCCTCAATCTTTTGGATAGCTGTTAGACCAGCTTCCAAAGATGCAAAAGATAGATCAGCAGCAGAAAGAAGGTTAGACTGATTTCCATCTAGAGTCGGATGAGAAGCACTAAATAAGGGTACTCCATCTCCCCCGTGGAAAGCAGCAGCATCAACAAATCCATTATTGAAAATGTCTGCACCTTTAACCTGTTTGGTGTTAGCCATTGCTCTGGCAAGACCCTTGGCACGAAGCTTTGCAAACGTGTCGTAAAGGTTATCTTCCATAGCCTCTTCCGTAACTGCAAAGGCAAGACTTATGGTTTCATTCACATAACGTGCCACATAGCTTTCACTTGCAGTATCGAAGACAACAGCAGCACCTTCAGCTTTAACGGGAGCAGTCCCGAAACCAGTGAAGAGTACTTCTTCTTCAAAAGCACGATCCGAGTTTTCAACTTCAAACAACGGCTCATGCTCATTATCTACTTCCCCGTATTCGAGGCCGAACACGGCATTCAAACCGGGGAGTAGTTCTTTGGCAATACTAGCTCTATTAATAGCCATTTTCTATCCTCCCCTTAGTCAATCGTTATAACGGCAGAGTAAGGTTTATTATACTGGTGATGTGCCAGCCTTACTTCAAATATTGGGAATGCTCTTTGGGCCGAAACCGTGAGATCATTTCCCGGCTCATTTTTAGCAGCAACGGGTGAAGCATCAATAGCCCGATTGGACGATGTTGCTACAGCAATACCGAAACCAGAATCACCTGTTCTGGTATTTCCTGCACCAACCGTAAGACCATAAGATGCTACGTTAATTACAGCAGCAGAGCACGATGCATCTGCTTGGATGTAATATGTTTGGTCGGGATCAGTAATAACCATTGCTTGGGCATCAGTGGCAGATGTACCACTGGGCCAATGTTTACTCCATTTGGGTTCCCCATTCTCGACATAGTGGCAACCTTGGAACACACCAATAACAATTGGGGCATCCAAAGCCGATGTTCCACCTACAGTTACTGGTTCAATATTACCAAGAGTAACTTGTACTGTATCTCCAGTGAAAATATTAGCTGCCAAGCCAGAAGCAATTGGCAACTCACTCATTCCGGTGGAGTTAGCACCTGAACCTAGTTTACGAGCAGGAAGGAAACCACGGAGATTTTTACTTGTAGCCATATTATTTCTCCTTTAGGTTAAAATCCTATCTCCTGCTGCTTGAGAATTAGTCCTGAAAAGTAGGAACTCTTCCTCTCGTAACAGAAGACTTACTGTTATTTGAGATAGGCATTCTCGAATCACTTGCATTATCCAGTTGAGAATTAACAGCTTGCATAAGCTGTTGACTCTTGTTCTGAAAATACCTAGCTCTGGCCTGATATTTTCCGGTTGGCATCTTTGCTAATGCCAAATCTCCACGACAGACTGTTCCAACATATCGACCATTCTCCTGCACGATAGAAGAGGTTGCCATTTCAGGTACTTCTTCGGGTAATACAAACGTCCATCCTTCAGCCAACTTCTTACCGACATTTTGGTAATCATCTGCATTTTTTAGATTTATACGTATCCAACGTAAAGACATTCCTTCCGATTCAAATCTATTTTGAACTGGCATAGGAATCTCTAATGCATTTGGCTCTTCATATGTCCATTCCATTTCTTCCCGTGTCTCAGTATCCCGTGTACTAGCATTCCGTGCTGTATTACGTGTATTCATGTTCTAACTCCCACGATAATTAATATTAGTATATTCACCTTCAGAATTATCTACTTTTAACTTTTCTGCAGCATATACTTCAAGTGGTATATTCCATTTCTGAGCAAGTCTTACATCTTCTTGTGAGAGCTTGATCTTTTTACTGGAACTAGCTGGACTTCGTGAAGTTCCGGCTACTACTTGAGCTACCTGTTTCGTAGGTTGCCCACGTTCATTTTCTTGATCCTCAGAAAACTTATGAGGAAATTCTGTCCTCATTCTTCTATCTATTTCAGTATAGAAATCGTCATCTTCTGGATTATATCCCATTTGTTTTAATTCAGCATCAATTGCTAAAGCTGAAGCAGTCATAACCGAATCTTTTCCAAACCAGTTATTGTCTCCAGCCCATAATTGAGCTTTAACATCTGGTTTCTGCTGAACTGGTTGAGGTTGTGGGACAGCAGCTTGGTGGTCTTGTTGTTTCTGATAATTATCTAGTGCATGTTTTTGTTTGTTTACATTATCCAAATCCAACTGGACTCTTTGTAAAACTTCCAGAGATTGAAGAACTTTTTCTCCATCTCCTGCATTATAGGCTTCTAGATAATTAGATTTAGCTAATTGAACCTTCTCTAATAAATGTTTTTCAGAATTATCTGTTGTAATTTTTTGAGTATCAACAAAGGTTTTTTCTCTCTGTTGTAATTGATTATTTAAAGATTCTCTTTCTTTAATTAAATGATGTATCTGTTCGTCACGTTCTTTACGTTGCTTAACTAATTGTCTAATTCTTTTTTGTGCTCCTTGAGTTTCAATACCATCAAGTTCTTTAATGTTATCTTCAGAAGCTTCGGATTGAGATTGAGGCTCTTCAATTTTTATTTTAGGAGGAGATATATCTTCCTTACCTTCGATTTCAAACTCAACTTTTTCAGGAACGTCAACAGGGTTCCAATCTGCTTTTTCCTCACTCATTTATTTTCCTTTCGTCAGATTCGACACAGACGTTTACGAATATATATCTCTATTATACACTATTTTATAGCAAGAGGCAAGTATTTAATTAGATAAATTAAAAGTAGGGTCTAAATCCTTTGGATTTTCTACCTTTAACATTATCTGGTCATCAAATAAAAGTATAAGTTTGATGCCTTTGTAAATCATTTTTACACCAGCATGTTTCCCATAACATACATAATCTCCTACTTCACACCAATCTCCAGATGGAAATTTATCTATATCTTTATAGGCTAATTCTCCTATAGCCAGTACTTTACCTACCGTGGTAAGATAAGCCATATCATCTTTAGTGGAATCAGGAAGTAAAATACCTCCTTTAGTTTTAGCTTTAATTGAGACAGGTCTAATTAATACATTAAATCCCGGTATACTAGGTAAGGGAGTTGGGTCTTTTACTTCCTCTTCTTCTCCACTAATCCATTGATCATTCTTAATAGATTTAGATAAAGCTGGTTGTTGCATAGTTAATCTCCTTCATCGTCATGGAATCGTTTTTTTAAAATTGAAGTTAAGTCTTGTCTAGCCCATGCAATACCCTTATAAAAACCTACTAATTCCCTGTAAGATGGAAAATCTCCTGCTCCCCCATCTGCTAGAGTTGTTTTAATCTGATCTAATTGGTCGTTTAAGGAAGTTACAACTTCGTCCCAAGGAGTCATAGAGTTACCACTACTCCTATACATATTCCTATTACAGCAGCAGCTACTATCTTTTTCCATACCGTACAATCAAGAGAACAACTACAGCTACTACAGTTTAATTTATTTTTTATCCATTCCGGAATATTTTTAAT